CTTGTTTAATGTGCGATAAAGTTCTTATGTCTGATGAAGGTGGTTGGATTATAAATGCAAACAAAGATTACTTTTGTGAAAACCACAGAGCCAATGAACACAGTTGCTTCGATGAATATTTAAAACAAAAAAAAGAATGGGATCAATTAAATAGTTAAGTGTTCTTTTAATTTTTTAAACTCTTCGTGAATAGTTTTTTCATTAGACCAAAATCTTTCATAATTAAATTTCATGGCACGATGATGTATGATAGTAGAGTGATCCATACCAAACATTCTGCCTAATTGAGATAAAGAAACCTTGTGCAGTTCAATCATTAAATTAATAATAATACTTCTTGCTTTAACTAAAGATTGATACCTTCTATCTCCAAGCACTTCTTTTTTATTAACTTCGTATTGAATACAAACTTTATTAACTACAGCTTGAAAACTTGCTGTATGTATTTTTTTTCTATCTATTTTTATTCCTGCTTTTTTTTCGTCAAATCTTTCTTCTCTTATTTTTAATCTTAACAAGTTAAGTTCTAATTTACTTTGGTTTTGTTGCATCGACATTCGATAGCCATTCTTAAATCCTGTTTTGTAAAGTAGTAATTCTCTTGATGTTAACTCCGAATACATAGGAGCTTTCATGGCTTGTTTTAATTGTGTAAGTGTTTTCATTTGCGTAAGATACCCCCTAGTTGTTTGCACAACTTATTGTTGTTTTAACTTATGTAATTAATGCCTATCTGTCTGACATTAATTGTTCTCTGCACTCAGACACTTTCAAATGTAAGCTATAACTTTCAGCTTTCAATTTGTTTGCCTTTTGAATTGCTTGAACATACAAATCACTTTTCTTTCTTTGTTTGTCCATCAACTCTTGCAGACGACTTCTGATCTCTTCCATCATGCTCCTTCACTTTTGTGTGATTCCATTTTATATCGGCAACCACTACTTCTACGAACTCTCCTTTATTGGATGGTTCAGCAGCCTTCTCTACGGAATCAAATATTTCTACATATTCAAAATTTGCATCTCCGTACTTAGTTCTTTTAAATGTTTTAGCCTTTTTGTCAATCATAATCTCTTTCCAGTATAAACTCTAGATTTTGTATAGCTTTTAATATATCTTCTTTACCATTTTTATGTTCGTGTCTTGATACATATTTAATTACAGAACCTTCTGCAAATTGCATACGATTAGCTTGTATATATTCTATGGGTTGGATAGGCATAGCTTGGTAATGTGAACCACCAACTTGTTTATCTAAATTTTTTTTATTCATTATTTGTAATAGGGATTGTGGGGAGAAAAACAACTAAGTAAAAAGTCAAGGGTACTGACTAAAACTCCCCACAATTTTATCAAGATTTGTTTAAAACCCCGATGGTTTATTAGTACCATAAGCTACATTTTTATCAAATGTCTTTTGTGGGGTAAATGTTGGTTGTCCACCACCACCAGTACTTGTAGCACTTGTGCTATTTGGTGAAAGTTTAATAGTAATGCCACCAGTTGGTTGACCACTATCGTCTTTAGTGTTCCATCCTGCTTGACTATACCAAGCACCACCTACTTTAACTCCTATAGTCCAGTTTTTTCCTTCTGGAGATTTAGGGTTTTTAGGTGCTACCCAGTCTGGATGTTTATCTTCTGTCTTTTTATCATTGGGTACTACGTTTACCCATATTGCTTCATCATTCATTTTTTTCCTTTTGTTATCTTCAACTTTATTGTTGAACATTTTTTAATTGCAACTCTTTAACATCAGCAACTTTTTTTATTTGTTGATATGCTTTAGAATTGTTTTTCATAAGATATTGGAGTTGATCTTTGTATTTTGCAGCTATGCTATAAAATTGTTTAGAATTTTTAGCTAACTGTATGTAACCCTTTATCTCTTCGGCATCCACTTTATCATCAAGATAAATAGGACTTGTTTCTTCTTTTGCTTTTGAAGAAATTTTATTAAATGGTTTTGCTTCGTAACCATCTTCATCTTTAATTCCTGTCTTTAAATTTAATAGATTTAAGAAAGCATATTTTCTAGAGTATGACATGGCATTACCTGTACCAAACTTATCTATTGCACCCATTGCTGAACATCCGTCAACCATTATAAAGTTAGTTGGTTCGTCAATATCATGTACCTTCATAGTACAAACAACCATGACCATATTTCTTGATTCAACTACTTCAGTTAAATAATTACACGTTGCATACAAACCATTGTCAAGCAAAGCTTGTGTTGCTACTTCTTGCACAGCATCGTGCATTAAAGGATTAAAATGCATCCCCTTTACTTTGTCTGCTTTCTTTACACCACCTGCCGATAGACAAGCTGAGTGTAGTTTTTGATATATATTTTTCTTCATTGTTTTATTCCCCATAGGTTAGTTATTAGTTGTGTTTGTTCTGGTGCTAAATCTTTATAATAAAAGTAATGGTTCATATCTGGTGGCTCACACATTAATGCGAGTTCAGATAAATTTCCTTTACAGAACATAATCATACGTTCCCAAAGTAAAATCTTTTCTACCATTTTAAAATAAAGATATTCCAGATGGTCTTGCTTCATTAACTCATGCGATTGATCAAAGATAATATGCTCTTTGTCATTACAATATACTAAGAATGGTATCTTCTTAGAACACATATAATAAAACGCAGTTTGAGTTAAATTTTCTATTGTTGGTTCAGTTGGAAGAGGTTGCGTCATCATTCTCCATTCCATTTTACCATTTACTTTTCTTATGTTAGGTGGCTTAGTTTTTAATTCTATAAATTTTGTTTTAGTTTCGTAATCAATTTTTCCTAACATCTGTTTAATCATAGTCATTTCTTTTTTATAAACATGACGCTCACATTCTAATTCATCTTTACCACTAATATCTTGCACAACTTTTTTTGTTACACCAATACAATCGTGAGCATAATTTAACATTTCTTTTTTAGCAAAAGCATCTTTGTCGTCAACAGCATCTTTTTTATTTATGATAGTAAGTTCGTTTTCAAAACAAGTTTTATAATCTCTATCCCATTTTGTTTCCTGTTGCTTCGTAGATTTCCAAATGCTAGTTCCAATTAATCTTTGCACAACATTGTTAACTAAATTTCCAAAATTAGCTTTGTATCTAAAGGCAAATTTTCTTCTAGTCTCTTGTGAGAATGAATAGCTAATTAAATTTTTTGCAAATGGAGTTGACGTAGAAGAATAAGACCAATGATCTAATCCTTTACCACCATTAAAAAATGCAAATGCTTTTTCTATTTCTTTAGTTGTCATAGTTGTTTGTTGTATTTATATAGATATTATCCACTATGTCTATAACTATTTTACTGTTGATTTGTGGATAAGATTACCTTAATGGTTATTAATCAACAATAAATCAAAAAGGAAACAGCTATGAAATTATCCGATTGGATGCAAAAAAATAAATTGAATTGTAGAGAGACAGCTCAAAAATTTGGTATCATAAACATTAATCCAAGCACTAACATTTTTAGGTATCGTAATGGAGAACGCATACCAAGAAAAGATGAAATGAAAAAAATATATTTAGGAACAGACAAGCAAGTACAACCTAATGATTTTTATGATTTCATCTAAAGCTAAATTTAAATATAAAAGAGTTAAAATAATTTGGTGTGATATAATTACCGATCCTTCTTGGTTTGATAATATATCTGATGTTGAAAAATTAACTTATGCGTGGTGTGAAGATGTGGGTTATCTTTTTAGTAAAGACGCAAAGATGTTAAAAATATTTACATCGTATTCTTATGACGGAGATAAATTAAGTATCGGAACAGTAACAGTATTTCCACGTTCAATTGTTAAAAAAATAGAAGTATTAAAATGACATACCACCCACTACCATATCAATGCACGATAAGACCTAGTTGGATAGAGGGTTTAGGATTATTTGCAGTTAAAGAAATTATAAAAGATACAAACTTAGGTATATCTCATATTGAAGTTGAAGATACTTTGTATAGGTTGGCACTTGGTAGCTTCATTAATCATGCCGAACAATCTAATTGTGTAAGAGTAAAAGAGGGTAACAAATGGTATTTAAAAACAACAAAAGATATTATGCCAAATGAAGAACTAACTCTAACTTATAGTTTATATAAACCTGAATGAGATTAATTTTATTAACAATTTTTATAGCATTATCTGGGTGTAGTGAATTTTTAATATTATCTAGTGGTACTACTGCTATTGTTTCTCAAAATTCTTTATCTAAAGCCTACAATAGTATTGATATGTTAACAACAATTCAAACAGACAAAGATATTAAAGGTCATGTATTGGAAAAAATAAAAAAAGATAAAAAATGAGATTTGCTAAATACTTTGACAAAGACCTATACTCAAAATGGCATAGGTTATGGAATGGTATTGCTATGTGTGATGTGGATAGTGTTGAAATATGTGGTAACAAAGGGTGTTGGAAACCATTAGCCATAATTGAGCATTTATACGACACAGGTTCTGATAAAAAAAAATATACCAACATTGTAGAACAAATAGGTAAAGCTTTAAATGTGCCTGTATATCTCGTCTATTATAAAGACGTAGACAAGGACACCCTATCGTTCCGAGTTGCTCAAAAATACCCTATCTCCGTTCCATTAAAGGCTATGAATGAGCAAGAGTATGTC